GTTTTTATATACTAAAAAACACCTGATTATTCAGGTGTTTCATGAACCAAGGGCGAAGATTAATTGTTCTTCTATCAGTGATTTTATACCTGTGAAAGTAGTATATGGTGCTCTCCCACTATAGCTTGTTTCACATGTAGACTTTATGAAATCTTCGATGTCGATTTTCAATTTTACGTTAACCTCCTTTTTGCTAACATATATTTCGTCAATTAGGTACGACAACATCACTTTCTTTCTTTCTACGCTTGCACTATTAAAAACGTCCTTCCAAATAGGAATATGTTGTTGCAATTCGATCAGTTCCGTTTCTCGTATATTTTTTGATTTAACTCTCTCTTGTAGCTCTTCGAGTTTTTGATTATTCTCGCTAATCTCCACTTCTTTTTGTTTTATTAAGTTGCTGAGTAATTCTGGATTGAAAGCACTTTTTCCCATTATTGCTTTTGGTACTTCATTATTAAGTACCGCTAATTCCTCATAAAGCACCTCTAATTTGCGGTGAATTTCTTTTAGCTGTTGTTCGTCTTTGTTAGCGTGTTTTTGCTTTAACCTTTGGATTTCTGAAGTAAGATCTACTTGTGCCAAGCGATCCAAATATATATCTAATTGTTTTAGAACAATCCCCTCAATCTTTTTTGCCGAGAACGTTGCTTGCCCCGTACATTTTTCTTTTCCTTGTAACTTACCAGAACATCTATAGCTGGCACTATATGAATACGTGACAACTTCTCCTGTTGTTTTAGATTTGTATTTGTTGGTGAAATAGGTTGATGTCAATCTAGAACCACACACTCCACACCTAGCCATTCCTATAAAAAGTAATTTGCCTTTTGTGCTAATGGGTGTGGAATTGTGTTTTTCTTTATTATTCGGATTTTTGTGTTTTCTTAGATCTTGAACCTTATCCCATGAAGTTTCATTTATTATTTGCAACTCGGGTATTGGTTTAGAATATACAGATTTTTCACCCTGTTCATATTTCATAACTCCTTTATAGATTGGATTTTTCAGTATAACATTAATTGTTGGTGCCCCCCATTTTTTTTCGTTTCTTGTCAATATTCCTTGTTCATTAAGGTACTTTGCTATTCGTAACTGCCCATAACCTTCGTTAAGCGCCAAACTATATATTAATTTTACCACTTCTGCTTCTTCTTCATCGATGACTAATTTTAATAAAGGTTTTTTCCGTTTATTGACCTTACCCGATTCAACTGTTTTGTATCCGTAAGGTATACCACCACCTCTAAAAATCCCATCTTCAACCATTTGTCTGTGTTTTTCATTTACACGCTCAGATGTTTTCCTACTTTCACCGCTAGACTGCCAAAATCTTAAATAATTTATCAATCTATCAGTGTGTTGCTCAATTTTTTGCTGTCCCTCAATAACTGACCATACCTCAATTCCTTGATTGATAAACCATTCAACAACAAATGGAGTTTCATCATCTCTTCTTCCTAAGCGATCAAACATAAATACAAGTAATACATCGAATATTTTTTTCTCTGCGTCTTCTTTGGCTTGTTGGATTGCATCGCGTTTATTAGCAGAAACTTTAAATCCTGAGACTCCTCTTTCGTAATATTCTTTTACTAATTTCCAATCAGACCTTTGAGCAACAAAGTTGCGACATGCTCTTTCTTGCATGGGTATGTCATTTTCATCCAGTTGTTTTTTTGTAGAAACACGATAAAGAGCAGCTACACGTTTTAATTGTAGATTTTGATTGTGATTCTTGATTAATCCATTCGCCATAGCTATTACACCAGCCTTAATTATGTATTCATTATGTCTTATTTAACATACATTTTGCATATGAGTCAAGAAAGAAAAAACTGTCTTATCTAAGACAGTTTTGAATATATGCATCACTCAACATTTGAGTTATTGTTTTATCTATTTCTTTGTCTCCTTCCAATGGGAATTCTAAAGCAACCCACATTTTATATTGATCATCATAAGTTTTTAGTGTAATTTTATCTTTGTCATGTTTAATTATGTATTTATTATTGTTTATAAAGATCTCATTCACCTTTGTTGAGGTGCTGGTTGTTAAAAAATTCATATGTTTTAAACTCCTCGCGCCACTTATTAATTGAATCAAGAATATTTGATTTCAAATATTTTTTTTGAAAGCAATAATGCACAACATCAATAACAAACTTTTCTATATTATATTTATATTTAACTCTTTTCTTTTTTTGATCAATCTTAATTGCGCCAATATTTATACAATCCTTTTCATTAATACTTGATTTATTAGATTCAACAGCAAACTTTAAAAAATCGATGATATGTACAAAGTATGTTGCGTTATCTGTTTCTTTTGTTTTAAGTTTTCTTGGTCTAAAGTTTAAAATGAGTCCAGCAATTACACCTTCTTTGTTAATGGCATCCATTAGCCCTTTTACTTGATGTGGTTTAATCATTAATGATTTATTATTAGATGACTCACAAGGTTTTTGTGGATTAAAATTAAAACTACTACCACCTGTGCTTTTTAGTTCAAGTAAGAAAAGAAAAGGTGTGGAATATTGAATACCATCATAAGGATTTTGAGGTGTAAATCTGGTTTGTTTAGAATTAGACCATTTATTTGAATCTTTTAAACGAATAAATAAATATGGAGTGTTCTTATACGATTCTTGCCATTGCTTTTCAAAGTCTTTTCCTTTATTCATTCTTAACCCCTTACGTTATAAATCTTTTTTGATTTTTACGATTATTTGATGAATATGTATATTTAGCATAAGCATACAATGACGAAATTTCACGTTTTCCTTCTTTTATACCAGGTGATTTATTACTTAGTTGAATTATTTTATTGAAATTATAATTTTCATGCAATTTATTTTTTGCTTCTTCTTCGTTGTTAGCTTTTACAACCATGATCATTGATCCATGTTCGGTATCAATTTCAGCGAAATACTTATTCAATGTGCATCACCTTTAGAGTTATTTATAATATCAATTTCAACGGGTATGGTATTTTTAATTCTCCAATCATTATCAATTCCAAGTAATTTATTTATTTTATTTTTATACAAATTCATTACTCTTCTTGCCCACTTGTATGCATCTTTTTCCGTCCATTGGTGTTCGTAACCTTTCGAGTCTGCTGAGATATAGTTTTTACAATCCCTCATGAATTTATCTTTGTGATAAGTCGCTCATTTTCTCCTACTCCATTCAATCTGAATGAATTGATCAAGACTCAAAGTTACGTAATTGACATTAGATTCAAGCAACTGTCTCAGTGTAGATTTATCCATATTAGTCCTCCTTCTTACTATATGACGCAATCATATAAACTCCATTATTAATAGCATTGCTGAATTCATTAATAGTTTCAATGCGCCTATTATGTTGAATTATGTACGATGGAGGTTCTGGATAACATTCTGCATCGTAAACAAATACTTGATGAGACCCCTTCCAGGCGATATATTCACATCTATTTGCTCCAAACCAGAATGCATTAATATTGTCTGCCCATTCTCCCAATGTTCTCATATTACTATACTCCTCACAACTTTATATGCATTTCCGTTGATAAATGAACTATTGCTCTTTCCTGTATAGATATAGGATTTATTTATAAGTGGAATGATCATTTTATCGCTCCGACATTTCATTTAAAAGTATTATTTCATCTACTCCCATTTCTTAGTCATACCTTTCAATTCTTCTATTACATCTTTTTGTCCTTTGTAATAAAGTACATCATCATAATCTTCTCTGTCTTTCGCATCCTTAATCCATCGTTCTGACCTATCAATAAATTTATCGAGCAAATGCAAAAATTTCTCTTTTTCTATAGCCATATTATCACCTCATAAAATATTTGTTTTATTCGATTCCCATTTGTATTTTATACAATCGATCTCTAAGTTCAATATTTTCTCTACTTAACCTGTCAATCACTCTATCTCTGGCACTCAAAGCTAATGCATAATTGATATTGTCAGAAAAACACCCATTTCTTGTAGCTTCGATGAAATTTATTGTTGTTTCTTGATCTATCGGTAAATGATCAACAATAATATTTATTAAATCTTCATCTGAAATTATTTTCATATCGAACATTCCTTTCTGCTTTAAATTACCTTTTTATCGCAATTAATTACCAATAATTCGATAAAACTTTCCTTTCTGATAATCCCATCTCCAACCATCTTCAATTGCTTTTAACCAACACTGTTCATCATTAAGTCCCTGATATTCTTTCTTTCCGAACAACACTTTTTTGCTAACAAATAACGTTTCAATCTGAATCATATTTAAACCTCCCTATCCTCATGAAAGCATGTTTTTATAAGATTTTAGCAAAACACTCCGTTGACTCTTTCTGGTTCAACTTTCTCGACAAATGGTAGTGACTCAAGTTCAGACTGAGTTTTATTTGTTTCTACAATGATTAAGTTAGTAACGATATGATCTGATCAGATCGTAGTTGTATTAATTTTGTTCAATTCTACTTCAATATTACTTCCATAATCATCCTTCAACGTTAAGTAGTAAATATCTTTTTCCATTTAAGAACCTCCTTTCCAATCAAATCTTGTTTTTATTAAATCATTAGTGCTTCTACAAATGATTTAACTTTATCAATCGATTCTGTTACGTTTTTAAAAGGTAAGGATTTTAATACTGCTTCCCTATAATGCTTTTCATATTTTTCACTTAGTCTTGAATCAAGAATACTTATAATTCCTTTGTCATTTTCTGATCTAATTAATCGACCAACCCCCTGTCGGAGTCTAATAAGCATTTCTGGTAATAATACTTCTTGAAAAGGATTTTTTGAAATAGAGGTTTTGTATTCAATAATTGGATCGTTAGGAACAGGAAACGGTAATCTTACTATTATGACTTGAGATAAATCTTGACCAACGATATTTATTCCTTCCCAAAATATCCCTGTACCAAACAATACTCCATGTGTTTCTATAAATTTCTTTATTGTTTGTTCTTGGCTTGATCCTTCAATTTGTATTATTTTTTCCCAATTTGTTTGTATACTTGAAATTTTATTTGTGACATATTTTAAGTCTTCTTTTGCTGTAAAAAGAACTAATGTTCTTCCATTTACAATATCACATAATTCAATTATCTTTTTTAATACGGCATCAAGATATTCCTCTCGGTTATCTGTATTATAGTGTGGAGTATCATTCGCAATATATAACAATCCATGATTATCATAATCATATGGTGAATATTTAGGTTCTGATAATTCACCAATATAACCTAAAGAATTAACAATATATTCATATTTTTTCTCAATGGTTTCACCTTCTTGAGAGAGTGTAGCAGATGTAAGTACAACTGAGAAACGTTGATTAAACAGATTTTGTTTTAGTATTGATTGTATTTGTTTTGGACATGCACAAATCGAAACTTCACCATTTTCACTTTTAATAGCCCATATTAAATAATTCTTTTCTTTCCCGCTCAAAATATTACAAATTCTTTTTAATGCATTCAGTTTTTCAAGTGCATCATCAACTTCTCTTTCTCTTTTTCCAGATTCATACACCGAAACTGATACTATTATATTTGATATAATATTATCCCATTTTTTATAATCTATAGATTCTGGCATCTCAATTTTATATCTTTCAAGAGAAGAATCGTTTTTAATCGACATTTTTTTTACCTGTTCTTCAATGTCTATAAATAACTTTCTGTTAATTTCAATCAATGTCTTAATATTCTCTTCAATTTCTTGATCATAATATCTAAGTGCAAAGATTCTTAATACTGTATTTAATAAAGAATCTATATCTTTTTCAGAAAAAATATCTGTTAATGCACTTCGAACCTTTTCTTCAAAATTATGAGCTTCGTCAATGATCAATAAAGATGGATTACTTACAATAAAACCTTTACCCGTTTCATTTTTTCTAATTAAATCTCTAATAAGTAAATCTTGATTTACGATAATAAAATCAATATCAGATGAATTATCGGAAATATAATATCTCATCATATAAAAGGAGCACGAGTGTCTATATGGACACTTTTCAAAAATACATCTATCAACACAAACTGTTTTCCATTTGGCATCACTAATTCCCTCAAGAACATCAGACCTTTCTTTAATGGTTCCTTCACTAACCTTTTCGATCAGCCACCATAAATTTGAATATTTTGTCTTATTTTTTTCATCGTCATAGATTTCCAATGCTTTCATTCGACAAGCATAATTATTCATACCCTTTCCAACAACTGCATTAATTTCTAATTTCAATTTATCTGCAATTATTTTCACATCATTATATAATTGTTCTGACAATTGTATTGAAGACGTTGCAATTACAACTGGTCTATTTTCAAATTTATTAATTAATAAAGCAGGAATTAAATATCCGTATGACTTCCCTATACCTACACCTGCTTCAATTATAATATTTTTACTATTGACATAAGCTTCTGCTATATCTAACGACATATTGGTTTGATCAACTCGATAATTTAACCCGTAGTCTTGATGTTTGTCATATATTTCAAAAATTCTATTGATAAGAGATGATTCAAAACTTTTCTTATCATCTTTTCTTTTAAAGAAGTAATAATCATAACTCATTTAGAGATTTTAATTCCCCTTATCTCATAAAATCGTCATTTTATTGGTACATATATTCTTTCATTTCTCCAATTACATTTATGTCATCTTCATTAATGCTACCTCGATATACATATTACATGTCGAGAAACGGATTTCTTCTCCATCCTCATTGTAAGTCCCATCAGGATTTAGTTGTTTGGCAATGAATCGATTTTCATAAGACGATTCCCTATTTCCTATTGCAATTTCAGGAAAATACTCTTTCACCGATATAACGACATATTTATTTTCTGCTCGAAGAGGCTGGATATCTATTTCGCCACTTTCCCATCGGATTGAATTTTTATCATAGTCTCCAACATTTACATGACCCTCTGGCTGCTTTATCCCCCAGACAAACTTTTGACTTTTGATTACATACCCTTCTTTCAATTTAGTACTCATACCGTCTCTCCTTATAAAATCATCGTTTCATCATAAATCATTCATATTTCCCTTTTAATAATAAACACAGTTTTTTCTCCCCGGTATAAAACTGCTTCACCTCAACCGAGATCTTATCAATTAATTCAGGAAATGCAGGTTCTCCGTGACCACAACTTCCCATACGACAAACATCTAAATCTGGATTTACTTTTTTTAATTGCTCAATAAGTTCTGACACCTTCAATCTTATCATTCCTTCCTAATTTCCAACGAAACTGCTATTTTTTATTCACTGATTTGTTCAGCGAGAACATATAAAACATTATCAATCGGATCATAACCACACAACAATTTGTAGTCATTATCTTCTGTCACTCTTATAATCAGATTTTTACCATCTAAATCTTCCCATTCGTATATAGGAATATCTTTGAAATATTTTTGCAATTTTCTTCAACCTCTCTCCAATCAAATCATATCATTTTATTTAAAACCCCTGTTGAGTTTTTCCAATCTTTTTAGGCTAAGGTCTGCGCTAACTTCTCCTAAAATTACACGCTCAATCACTTTGTTTAATTCAAGTTCCATTGCTGCAATCACCGAGAGCAGATTTAATGGATTATCTAGATTAACTGGCAATTCCCTTAATGTTAATGTATCATCACTGAAAACAACTGATAAGTGATCAATTAATAATTGATCTTCGTTCCATAGATAAACTGTTTTCTTCTTTAGTATACCATTGTATATCAACCATAATCTTAGAAGTACAATAATGCTTGATCTGAATTTATAATAAATTACTTCACCTAAATAAATTCTTTGTTTTTCTAAATTTATTAAAGGAACTGTATCAAGACCACTCGGCACTTCTTTATCGTTAACAGATTTTAGGTTCAGTGGATCCTTTTCTTCAAGTTCATCGATAAAATTCATATATTCTGTTGGTGCTAGTAATGAGAAAAAATTAATTATTGGAGATACATGTTGTCTTATCAAAAGATATTCATTCCATACTACATCAATTGCCTCAATTTTCTTGTTGTGTACGATCTGATTGACACTGTGATAATGTTCAAGATTCTTTTGTAACAAATTATTGACTTGATTCACACTGGACTTTAACTTTTCAAGTTCTTTTTGAGTTGCCACTGAAAAGTTCATTTTGTCTTTTTCAAATATTTGCCTATTTATTTCGAGCTTCTGATCTAGCCATCCTTTAAGAGTGACACTTATTATACCGGTTATTATTGCACTAATTACAGTACTTGTTAATAAAATACTCCAGTCCTGCATTAAATGTTTGCCTCCGCTTCAGATAAATCCGTTAATTTATTTACTCATTTCTTCGTGATATTTCTGCAACATCTTAGTTACTATTAAAGAAGCTGATTCATTTATAGTTTTGATAAGTTTAGTAGTTCCATCTTCTTCTTTGAATATTGCATTTACTTCCTCTAATGCTTCTTTTCTGATTGCATTAAAATCGATTTCTTTTTTCATACACATACCTCCCAAAAATATTTTTTCATTCAATAATACCTAATCGTTTTATAATATTTTTATATATTGCTCCTAGTCTCCGTGCGTTATAATCATTAAATTTTTCAAAATCGCTTATGTACTTCCCTTGTATAACGAATTGCTCATACCATTTTCGATTGCGAGTTATAACAACTTCTTCATTGATTTCTTGAAATTGATCTGCTGTTAAATCAATAATAATATCATCATATTCTAGCCATGCATGAGAAAAATCATTTGAATTTATTCCCCAAACATACTTAGTCGATATTCCTCTTTTACTAAGGAATTTTGCAAATAAATGACTTGTATCACCGCAACAACCTCTTGGAAAATTTAAGAAGAAGTTTGAATTCGGGAATTCTTCAATAGACATCGACTGGATGGCTCGACGAAAAGGTAATGCAAATACTAAAATCTGCTCTTCGGTCATCTGTTAGACCTCATTCCTGTTAAAATGGATTTTTTATTGGAAAATTAATTTTCAAAAGTAATGGATTTAATATTCCTAAAATCTACAACATATGCTACTTTTGTTTTTTCATCAGAAACAATAAAATGATAATCAGGCAAAGACATATGAACTATTCCAGTATGCAGTTCTCCGTTAATATTAAATTTGCAATAAATAGACTCTACACAACTATTTAATGCATCAGTAATTTCATATGCAGATAGGTTTTCTTTTCTCAATTTTAATTCCTCCTATGAAACTGACATTTCATTTACTCTTCTTCATCTTCATATCTATCTTCAAACTCATCACAAGCTTCGGTTTCTCCATATGGTCTATCATATATTTCTAAAGCACATTTTTCGGGCATTTGAGAGTAATCTGGGGCTTCCCAATGCCAACAATTTTTACAGACTTTATCTGACATTTCTTCTTCTCCTTTTTCTGACCTTTCATTTATTGAACCTCCCACGACTAAAGTTACGAGTTTGCGGCTCACAGTCTTATCAATGTTATCAGGTTCTATATCATATATCTTATTATGCCTTGGCCCCTTTTTAAGATCAACTCTTTGTTTTGCTTTCACCGAAACTTCTTATGAATTGAAACATATCGTCAATTCTCTCCAATAATTTATTCTGATTGAATTGTTATTATGATTGTAGATAAAAATGCTACTATTTGCGAAGCAATGTGAGCCAGTATTTTCCCAGTGTCGGTAAATGGCTTAAGTATAAATCCTAATTTAATCAATCCATAACATAGAGTAGCAAAAATAATCCATGATATTATGAAAACAATAGTTTTTTTAATGATCTTCTTAATCTTTTTCATTATTATCACCATTTATTGAATCAACTTGCTTAATTTTCTTTGACACTTCCTTTATTTGCTCAATAACATCCTTCAAATAATCGTGCAAGTCCCATATTTCAGTTGAATTGTATGTATTCAGGTGAATAAAATTGCTTATAAATTTCCATTTCTCTGAATTTCATTACAGTTGTATAATTTTGTTTTTTTGGCTTTGATGTTTTATGATGCTCGTCGAGGTAATTTCTAAATTTATTAAGATATTTGTTGTATAAAGTTACAAAAGTATCTAAAGATTCAAAACCTATATATGTTTCGATATCAAGATAATAATGTGTTTTACCATTAGTCATTTTTTTATAAACAGAAAAATCCTCGGTTTTGAGATGATCATCTGTAACAGTGAAGACATTCTCAAACGCATTAACAGTAGACATTATATAACCCTCCTAGACATCTGATTGTTTTTTATTCATTTTATAAACTAACAATTATAACTCACCTTTGTATTCAGCGCCTAACTTAACCAATATTTCAGCTAATAGTAGTCTGTGACAAAACTTACCCTTTCTACAAAAACACACTAATACCACTCTATCTCTTGACAATAATTGATCCCATTCGCTTCGATGTTTTTTGAATGATTTTCTCATTAAGTCATAATATAGTTGAGTATATTCTTCGTCAGATATTTTGCCCTTTTTATGTTTCATAACCATTTCCCATGTTGGAGCAAATGTACCATTTGAAGTTTTAACAGTTGTATCAAATCTATCTGGATCTCGTGTGTTGTATTGGGCTGTATATACTTGTAATGGGATATTTATCACCCACTTTACTCGTACTATTGTCTAGTTTTTATGTACTATTGGTATGCAAAACAAACTCAATAATCAATCTTACTTTTAATCCACTCTTCAATTCGCTTTAAATCTTGTATCAATTCCTCAAAAGTAGTGGCTGAAGACTGCCTAATTTTCATTCTTACTAAAGCTTTAACAACACTTTCTAATTGGCTATAGTAACCAAGTGGAACGAAGACTTCTTGGTTGGTTTGTTTGTTAATAGATCCGGTGTATTTCTTAATAATAAACTGTCTTTCGTCTGACTCCAGATAAATGTTGTCTTCGATGTGAACTTTCATTTTTCTTCCTCCTATTATTCGTTAATGATAAAAATAATGATTTCATATGTCATAGCATGAAAAGCAGCGTTACTATAATTAATGTAATAATCAATTTCGTTGTTAGTATCTATACACAAGGTAGTCCTTTTTCCAGTGGAGGAATGCTTATTAAGATACACATAATAGTCTTGATTGAATTTTGCAGTTAGTGGTATTTTCTTTATTAGAAATAAATTATTAAGTTCAACAGAATTGATTTTAGCTATGTGTTTTTTGATCTGATTAGTTTTAAATAAGTCGATTATATATAATTCGGCTGTACCCAATCCAATGGTATCCCATCTTGTTAATTCAATTATTTGTTTCATTTAACCAATCCTTTTAAATGAGTTTTATTAAATAAATTCAGTCCATCTTCCTTTTTCGTCTTTAACTTCTACTTTTAAATATTTTTCATCCATCAGTCGATCAACATAATCATCAATTGATTCTTGCTTTTGTTTTTTTAGCATTAGTTCAGCAGTTTTCTTTTTATGCCAAATTTGAAATTGCTTTGATTGAACTAGTCTCTCAAGCGCTTTCTTTTTGTTAGCATACTGCGATCTCTCATCTCGGGACTCCCCCACTGCTCCAGATTCAATGTGTGTGATTCTAACTCCCGTTTCTGTTTTATTGGCGTGTTGTCCACCTTTTGTACTTGCTCTGAGTGTTTCGATGCGAAAATCTTTCTTCGTAAGTGAAAATAAAAGTTCCTTTTGATTGGTCATTTTATTAATCATCCTTTTTATAATACTCTCCATGAGTGTCATATCTACATCGTTTACAATATCCTGCTTGCTCTATGTCATAACTCCAATATCCGGTTGAAACAGTATAGATAGACCATTTATGACCTTTTACTTTGCAAATTAATCGTTTAATCCAATATACCATTATATATACACTCTTTTATTAATTCACTTTTAATTGTTCCGATGCCATTTGAAGTCCAACTAAATATGCATGTATTCTCCAAGGTATTTCATCGCCAATATTATAGATCCATTCCCAACAATCTTGATCCAAATCATAAATGAAATCATGGTATGTATTATTTACATGCTCATAAGCCCATTCTTCTTTGCTACTGCAATTTTTAGCAACCTGAATCAAATACCGCATTTCGTTCTCATCGTATTCAATACAATCGTTATCTAGATCTTGTTTCCATTCCAATAGTCTTTGTGACGCTTTTATCGAGTTGTAATCCATTAGATTCCCACTATATGCTACAAGCTTCTCGTAAAAACAATTGATATGAACATCATCAAAAGAATGAATGGTGGCTTTCCAAGTCAGACAAAACACTGCTTCACCAATATCTCCACTAATGTATACGTTATTCCCATCGAATACATAACGACAAGAATAAGTAGTGGTTCCTGGTTGTCTCCATTCAAGCCCTTGTAAATCTCCGTGCTGTGTTAATGTGGCTTTGTGATTTTTAAACCAGCGCTCTCTAATTTCTCTCTGCTTGTCACTATAATTGGTCATTGAATAAATCTTCCTTCCTCATCTAATGTATCCAATACTACGTCTGTTACAAATCCACACTCTGGACACTCTATCCAAAATTCGAATTGATAATTAAAATCTAAGTAGTTTTTCCCTGTTTGCAACATCATCGTACTATTGCATATTTTGACAATCTCTTTTATATGTACTTTGAATACCATTCAATATCAAGCTTTTGATCTCATCAGTTGTTTCTTTTCCATTTTTGAAATATCTAAATGGATATTTTAGTATATCATCTATCCAATTTTCCAATCTGTAAAAATTCTCACAGTCGTTTTTACTTCTTTGGAGTGCTTCTTTGACAATCATTAATTGGTCTTCACTGATACAGGTTAATTCTTCTTCCCCAGTGAGGTTATAACGAAACAATACATAATACTCCATATCATCGACTCCATTTTGTTATTTTATATTTTCGTTCCGATTAAATTAACAACTTTCCCATGTCGATTGATTTTATAAGGGCCAGGAATGTAATTTCTATATCTAACTAATTCATCATACAACTCCTCAGTCGCTTTGAATTCTTTATTATATATTTTATATGTATTGCCTATAATAAAATTCGTTGATCTTGGTTCTCCATTGGCTAATAACAAAGAGATGATAAATTTAGCAGGCTCAGATAATTTCATAGCCATTGCACTCCTTTTATTTTTCGCATAGAGTAACTAAAGCTTTCGCAACAGTATATTTGCTTGCCAAAATTTCTTTTAATTCTATTTCTAACGTTTCTAAATATGATATGTAGTTTTTTATTTGCTCCTCAGATTCTTTTTTTACTTTTTCGGATCTTGTCTTTGCCATTCGATATTGTAGTTGAGCAATTTCTGCATTTAATCTTAGCTTTTCGAGTTTTAATTTTCTTCGCTTCGATTTTTCAGATCGCTCTAACTTCCTTAGTTCTTTATCATACATTTGTTTTATTTTATCTCTATAAATTAAATATGACAAATCATCCATTTTTATGACTGTTTTTACCCTAGATAAATCAGTTGTTAGGTATATCGCTACTCGACCGAATGCATATAAAACAGACTCTTCTCCTTCACTGTTAATTACATTTCCAATTCTCCTTGCTGTGCGTAGCATACTTCTAATTTGACCCAATGCTTGTTTTCGATCTTTTAATCCTAATCGTTCTGCCACTCTCTCGTAAGCGTGCTCGGTCATTATAATTTGTTTCGTATTGAGTTCTGGATTGAGTGAATTAAATTCAACCATATGTCATAACTTCACCTCTCAATAAAAAATAGTGTAGTATCATATACTACACTAAAGATAACACCATTTAACTAATTGGTCAATACATTTTATTTTTTATTTTTAATCAAATAGCAACTTCCAATTGTATTTTTTCGTGGTGTTTGTAATTAATGACTTTGATATCGTTGATATTGAAATCGTAGAAACTCTTTATTTCAGGATTAATCCATATGCGTGGAGGTTCATATGGTTGACGCTTAATTTGATCTTCTATAAACGGAATATGACGATCATACAGGTGTAAGTTGTCTATGTTAAAGCAGATTGAACCAACATTATGACCAGTTACTTGAGCAATGAGTTTGTGTAAGACACTGTATTGATACACGTTGTAACAGGTTCCGAGTCCCATATCGTTACTGCGTACATTTACGGTCAAATGTAATTTCCCGTCCCACAACTGCCAATGCGTTTCATATACGCATGGTTCGAGAGCCATTTCATCAAGATCTTCGACACACCAGAGAGTTGTTTTTATACGTCTGGAGTATGGATTGTACTTTAGCATATAAAGCAAATAATCCACTTGGTCAAGAAAAGCATAATCACCACTGATAAGTACCGATTTCAATTCTTCATTTTGCATCATTTGTTTTAACGCTGAATTTATGGTTACGCGTCTGTACTTATTAGCAAGTTGCCATCCATAAGCTTTACCAATAGTACCATCTTCTCTTTCCCACTCATTCCACACGTTGCATCCCATTTTTCTTAGATCATCAACTTTATTGGACTTGTCTCTCCAGATCCAAAATAACTCTTTGATCGGATCTTTGATGGGTACTTGTTTTGTAGTTAGCAAAGGAGCAATTTCACTTGAATTATCAAACTTAATTTGTACATTAAGAATGCTTTTGGTGTAAGCTAGAGATCCGTCAGCCCATTGCGTTCTTACAGATTGATCTTTATCCCATTTACCCTTTTCTATTATTTTTTTTGCAAGTGAATTGTATAATGTATCATAGTTAAACAGTTTTATCACCTTTTTTCTTATTAAAAATCCAAGCATCCACATAAAAGAAAATAAGTGACCCAATTAGATTTGCAATGATTGTCTTTGTAAGATTGCCGAACGGTAATAGTTGAATAACCAAATACAATATTGGCGTACTTGCTTGCCATCTGAGTGCATACAATAAAAGTTTCAATTCATTTCTACTCCCATCTTCATTTTCAAATCTTCTATTTGATTTGAAGATATAAGAAGGTGGCTCATGCACCACCTTCTTCTTATTAATTATTATTGTTTACCAGTGCTCCCATGACCACCACGATCAACTTTATCAAGGCTATCAACTTCAACGAATCGAAGTTTTGGCATTTCTCGTTGGATGCGGAACTGACAGATTCTATCGTTCTTTTCGATTACAGTATCTCGCAAGGCATATACAGGGAAGAACCACTGATCATTGTTTCCAGAGTATGCATTATCAACTACTCCAGGCGAGTTAACTTGAATCACTCCAAAGTTTTTGAATGTACTGGATCTAGGAGCTACTTTAGCTTCATATCCCTTGGGCAACTTCATTCCAACGCCAAGGGGAATAAGTTTAAACTCCCCTGCTTTCAGCTCAATAGTTTCGGCTGCTCGCAAATCGATCCAAGAGCCAATGGAAATTGGTTTAATCTTTTCAATGTCTGTAAAGTATTTCACTTTAATTTCAAGGGGTTTCTTGAATCTAACCAGGTGTTCCTTAAATACATCTTTAATAATGCGTTTGTCTGTCTTTGGATCAAAGTATGTGATCCGAATTAAGCCATTCTTCAATAGTTCCTTAACAATCGCTTTCTTCTTTGCTTTTGTGTACCACACTGTCTGATTAATATGTAGTTTCATATACCTTTAAAACCATCCTTTTATCGTAATTTTATATCTATATATAGTGGTTGGAGTGTATCTCAACCACTATATATAGTATGTTAAAAATTTATTTCGAATATTTTATGCTTCACAAACAACACACAGTTTATTTTTGCTAAATTGTTGGGCTGCATTTGTGCTATGTTGATAATATAATGTTTTAACTCCGCTTTTCCAAGCAAATAAATACAACTCATTTATCTCTTTTGCTGACATTGTAGGATTGATCATTAAATTCAATGATTGACTTTGATCTAAGAATTGTTGTCGAGTAGATGCTTGGTCAATAATGACATACTGATCAATTTCACTGAATGTCTTGAATACTTCTTTTTCATGATCTGTTAAGAAGTCGAGATGTTGCACAGATCCGTCATTGTTACGAATGCTATTCCATACTTCTCTTGTATCTTTTCCATATGATTGTAATACCTTCTGTAGATAAGGATTTCGAATAGTAACTTTCATCTTGGCAACATCTTTAACATAAATATTAGACCAAATTGGCTCAATACTTTGTGAGACTTGACCCAAAATAAACGCCGAACTTGTAGTTGGCGCAATGGCAGTCAGGGTAGTGTTTCTTCGTCCATACCCTTTTAGCACTTCTGGCTCACCATATAATTCAGCCAACTTTTTAGATGCTTCATAAGCTCTTGATTGAATAAAGCTAAAAATACGCGCATTCAATTTATTGGCTTCCAAACTTTCAAAGGGAATCATTTTAGACTGAAGATATGAATGCCATCCTAACGCACCTAAACCTAATGCACGATTTGCTTTTGCAAAATTATAGGCACGTTCCATAAAGTAAAACGCTTGATTATCTTCTTTTGAACTTGAATCTCGAAGTTGTTCCAATTTTGTGATAAACTCAGTCATTACTGCATCTAGGAAGAATATCATTGTTTCTACTGCGTCTGTATTCTTCCATTCGTCATAGTGCAGTAAATTCATAGAAGATAGATTGCATACGAATGACCATTCTTCATTGTTTGGCAATGCAATTTCAGAACAAAGATTGCTATGATGTATTTTAATCTTTTTATCTTTATAAACATCCACAGTATTTCTATTTACCGTATCAATGAAGAGGATATAGGGATAACCAATCTCAACACGCCTTTGGATTACTTTTGCCCAGAGTGCTCGTTTTGCAGTATCTCCTTCAATCATTTCCTTCATCCAATAATCTGGAACAATCACTGCGTGAGTTAGCTCTTGAATTGGAAACCCTTCTGTACCAATTTGCAAAAATTCCTCAATATCTGGATGATCAATTGGCAAGTAGGGAGAAAATCTTCCTCTCCGGGTGCTTCCTTGTGAAACAACATCAATAATTGATTCAAACAACTTCATAAAGTGTACTGAACCAGAAGATTGACCATTATTAGTGATCTCTGCCCCCCTTGGTCGCAATTCCCCAAAATAAGCAGATGTACCTCCACCAAACTTACTCATCATCCCTACTTCTGCTTGTGTATACAAAATCCCACCCATGTAATCGGGGATATATGATCCAAAACAACTTATGGGCAATCCTCTATTTGTACCAAAGTTCGCCCAAATTGGGGTAGATAACGAGTAGAATCCTTTCTCCATATATCCATAAAATTTATCTGCAAATCCTTCAATCCCTAAAATTGATTCTGCTGTATTAGCAATATTTCTAATGCGTTGTTCAGGTGTAACTCCCTCAGTCAGGTATCCACGAGATAAAAAGAGTCTGCTATATTCATTTAGCCAATTCATACATTCCCTCCATTATTTTTATTAAAATAAATCATCGCCTGTAATGCTACGAGTACGTTTGCTGTAATTAATAGATCGTTTTGCGAAGAAATCTACATGCTTTGTAGCAACAATTTCATCGTCAAACCAATCTGTTGTTTCGACCGCTGCTTTGTCAACTTCAAAAACAGGCTTATATCCTACATTCAAAAGGGAATTATTCAGCCTATTCTTAACAAATTCTTTAACTGTTGCTTTGGGCAAGAAATCCAAATCACCAGCTTCATAGATCCAATCAATTACAATTTGCTCGGACTCATAAGCTTCCTTGCAAGCTTGTGTAACTAATTGCTCCATGTGATCATCAAACCATTCTGGATGTTCTCTTCGAATTGTATTAATCAATTCTATCCCGAACAATCCATGAATTTGCTCTTCTTTTGATGTTGCTTCAATTACATTAGACATACCTTTAAAGATATTGCGATATTTGTTAAACGACATAATAATCAAGAACTGAGAGAATAGTGATACATGCTCAATAAACAAAGAAAAAAGTAGTATTGACAGCGCATAGTCCCTATCATTTCCTGTTCGAGCAAGAGCAATGCTTTTAGTTAAATAATCTACACGTTGCATTAATTGAGGGATTTCTTTGATTTTCTCAAACTCTTCATTCAACCCTAGAATTTCAAGCAAGTGAGAATATGCGTCATGATGTCTAACTTCACTTTCGGCAAATGTATATCCTACTGAACCCAACTCTGGTTTTGGTAGTCGATGATACAAATCACCCCAAAAAGTTTTAACTGATACTTCAACTTGAGCGATTGCAAGCATCGCATTTTTAATTACACTTCTCTCCACATCAGATACATTTACTTTATAATCTTGAATGTCAGAAGTGTAATTAAATTCTGTATGTAACCAATAAGAATGTTGAATTGCTTCTTTGTATTTTTCAAGATCAGGGTATTCATATGGTTTTAGATTTAACCGAAATTTAAAAATATCAGGTGTTCTTGCTTGTTTCCTTTTTTCACGATAAATAATATATTCTTTAGCTGTAATTTTGTATTTTGATTCAAGTAAAGCCAGTTCTACGAGATCTTGAATGGTTTCTACTGTTAGATTTTCATAATCTCCACGTTGTTTAATCATTTTTAATACCTTTTGAGTTAGTCGTTTTGCTTCTTCAATATCAAATTCTCCAGTTTGATTTCCTGCTTTGGTTATAGCTTGAGTAATTTTATCAATTTGAAAATCTACTACTTTTCCGTTACGTTTGGTAATCAAAGTAGGTAATTTCATATTTTTCTTCCCTCTTTTTATGTTCGTTTATTAATGTTCCGTGGTGAATATTACCAATCAGTGTTCACCACACGTACTCAAGTCAAACTAATCTTTCTTCTACCCCTTTTTCTTTTTTTTGACCATTACACTACCTAACTTATTCACGATATTTGTCAAATCAGACAAGTTATCGCGTCTCTTCACAACCTCGTGTTCGTATACACCTCTATCTTTGAGAAAAGGTGTAAGTATTGCATTGTACACCACATACCAAGGTGTCTTTATGTTACTAGTAGACGAAGAAGATGTGCTTATTTCGAGAACACCAAGCGACACTTAAAGTTTCACCCCCCTTTCAATCTCACTAATTGTGATAAATTGTTTTGTTTAATCTTTTAATTAGCCCTATATTTATTTCTACTCATCGTCATTTATATACTTACAAAACCCATCTTCAGCACCTTCTAATATTCTTTCAAAAATTTCTTTAAAAGGAACTGCCCATATAGCATAATCTCCATTACCTCCGAAAGAAGATTCATCTAGCAGATTCTCGGCAATGAATTGCCTTTATCATCATCCCTTCATAAGTTATTTTTAGCTGAAAACACGATCAATGCCAATATAATTACAAACCTAATTCTCACAATTTTATTACTCCAACATCAATAAAATCTTCGTCATTTTCGTACAATTCCCATGCCTCATCATAGCCTTCCCAATTATCAACACCACATGCCTCAAGACACTCCAGGAAATGAACTTTCTTCAACAATTCTTCATATTCCCTTTTTGAAATTGTAATCGTTTCTTGATCCCGTGAAATTGAATTTTGTTCATTAGATACGAACTCATTCATACTTATATTTCCCTCCTATATTTGTCACTGATTAAAGACATTATTTAACCATTCCGCAACTTCTATAATTTAATTTTATTGGGTATTCGGATTTTGTTGTGGGAAGAATGTCATAAAAGACCCTCTTCGTACAAGCGAATGATTGTGGAAATATCTGCTCCAGCGTCTTTTTCGGGTTGTCGATTGAAAAACGCATCCCAATCAATCTTAGGCACTCCAACAAGGATTTGGCGGTTAGGTCTGAGGTCTATCTTGTCAAACTTAGGCTTCTTTGTTTTCCTAACGCCCTCGGTAAACAGCATCCTTGCTCTTCAAAAGTGTACGGAACTCTCATTTTAATGTCCCCCTTTTGGTTAATTTATTAACGGTTTCTATGCAAGCCCAAATCGGAACTGACTTACCTTCCCAACCCGAGCAATCGTCTTTGCCTTTGCAGTTTTTATATTTCAGACATTCCGTTTTACAAAAGGCGTAGTGATTATTTTTCAAATTACATCACCTCCGCCATTTCTAAATGATGATACTTAGACATTTCTGCGACAGTAGAAACAACCGCTTTTGTCCTGTCGCCGCGAGGCTTAATCAAATTGTTACGCTCTACATCTTTGAAGTTACACTTAGGAATGCAAGAGCCTACATAAGCAATCAAAAATGGAGCTACATCATATTTGAAATATGGTTTTCCACTCGCAATTGCATCTCTTTTAGCCTTCAACCTCTCATAATGAACGGTATCCCTATATCCCTTTCTTTCCATACGTTCTAACGCTTTGTCGATATCTTGCAGTATTTCATAACGTGAAGCATCAGTTTGTATAATCGAACCGCTCCTTTCCACAACATAATCCGAACTTTTAACTGCTAAACTCGAAATTTAAAAAACTATCGATTCCACACTAAAATCCGATTAGCCTTTTATTATTATCTACATTTGTATGAAGCACAAGACCATCTACACTAATGTGGCATTCATATTCACCAAAATCAAAATATTCAATAGCCAATACTATGTATGCTTCAATCTCTCTCATATCCTTTCATTTAAAGAATGATTTTGTCTTAGTTTAATTCACTTCGCTATGTAGATTCTTCAATCTATCAACTGTTATATCACAATATTTTATTTCTTTTTCAATACATATCCATCTTCGATTTGTATTCTCAGCAGCAATCGCTGTTGTGCCTGAACCTGATGTATTATCTAATACAATTTCATTTTCGTTTGTATATGTACGAATTAAATATTCAAAAAGTGCAACTGGTTTTTGAGTTGGGTGAACCTTGTTTTTTTGATCGGTATTAGGGAAATACAAAATAGATTTTGGATATTTCTTGTCTGTGACATATTCTATAGATCTCGTACTGTTTCTATAAAAACTTTCTCCCTGATTGTATATTTTATACTTTCTAGGTTTGTTCATTTGCTCCATTTGGGGAAAGTATTTCATATTTTTTTTACTACCGTTAGCGGCTGCTCCCTTACTAAAAACAATAATATCTTCATGTGTCTGTAATGGTTTCAGTTTGGCTGTAAAAACATTACCTGCTTTCCCTTTATCCCACACCCACGTATATTTAAACATTTCTAAATTCGTTCCTATTATCATTGATGTAAATGGCTGAATTCCAAATAATACTATTGCCCCATTATTCTTAATAATTCTTTTATATTGGTTCCACAATGACTCCATCGGAATAATCGAATCCCATTTATGAGCCAATTTACCATATGGTAAATCAGCCAAGATCATGTCAATCGAATTATCTGGTAGTTTACTCATCCATTCAATAGTATCGCCTTGAAACAGCATACCTTTATTTGTATAATAATAGCTTTGATTAACCAAATCCCTCAGTTCCAATTTTACCCCCTTAAGAGTAATCTTTTATTTATTGATAATTAAAAGAAAAACATTCGATTTCTTTTCTCGGGAGTCATCTTGGTAAGTATACTTCCTTGCCTGCCCGTCCCCTTAACTGGTATCAAAGTTTGAAAGTCAAGATTATTCTTCTTACAATATTCAACCGCCTCCAATTTTGCGCCAATTCTCGATGTAGATAAAAGATTACCGACCACCTTGGTCTCCCCATGTTCGTTCGTTGCAATAGCATAAAACATCATATGTATTTTCACTTCTCCTTTATTTTTTATGGTGTGGTCTAATTTGAAACCAAAACTAAAATTAGACCACACATTTATTATACAATCATTTTTTATGTTATTCAATTATTTTAATTTTATTTTTTATCTAGTTCAAATAAAATATCTTTTAAGAATGTTTGTTTGTTCCTTACTTCTGAAGTCTTAATTGCGTGTCTTAGACTTTGATTTTCAGCATTAACTATACAATATTTCTTTGCTCTTGTAACACCAGTGTATGCTTGTTCTCGGTTTAATAAGATGTAAGAAGACTGATCTATGGCATAAATCACAACGTCAAATTGACTCCCCTGAGAAGAATGAGTGGTAATAGCATATCCCAATTCTATACCCTGGATTGCTTCTCTGTTAACCATAACTTCTCCAATTCCGTAAAAATCAATAATGGCTGTTTGCATAGGCTCATAGACTTCTTTGACTATTCCTATGTTTCCATTAAAAATTGGCGTTGTTTGACCACCCATATTTACGGTCTTGTAATTATTTTTTCTGTTGATTACTTTATCACCCACTCTAATTTCAAATTCGGTCTTGTTTTTTGTTATCTTAATGCTTTTTTTCTTTCCATCATCTGGGTTAAAGATTTTTTGTAATCGGATATTAAGTGGTAGACAACTAACATCTCCTTTTTCTTTCATTGGTACAATTACTTGAAGTTCATTTATATTATCAATTTTTTTCAACCAATGTTTAAATTGATCTTCAATTAACATTGGGAGTTTCGCTCTATCTTTAACAATATTTAATTCGCAATCCTGCAGTTCCCCAAGAATAATTTGACCTTCAAAATTTCGATCAAAAAATTGTTCGCCATTTCTTATTTTTAAACTTGCTTCAATGATGCCTGACTTGGCTGCCTGCCTATGTATTTTAGTAAGTCTACAAGATTTAATAACATCTGTATTAATAAGATCATGTAGAATATTCATTGTACCAATACTCTCTAATTGCCCTTCGTCGCCTAAAAGAACAAGTTTAGAGCCTGTAGGTATAGCTTCAATTAATTTAAGAAATATTTCTCCGCCGATCATTGAAACTTCGTCTACAACAACCACATCAACTTCCAATTGATTATCTTTGTTATAAGCGAATCCGGTTCTTGGGTGATATCCTAGTAAACGATGAATGGTATATCCTTCTTCCCCCGTTATTTCAGCCATTCGAGAAGAAGCTCTACCACTTAAAGCTGTTTGAGCAAAGTAATATTTATTTAATATTTCTCTTACTGCTTTGACAGAACTACTTTTTCCGGTTCCACCATACCCTGTAATTACAATCACTTGATTCTTCAATAATTCTTCAATAGCATTCAACTGCTCATCGGTATGTTCCCAACCCTGTTCTTGCTCAATTTGCTTTACTCTATCTCTCCAATTGTTATAATCAAAATTATTATTGCCATCTCGTAATCTTAACAATTCTTCTGCGACTCTTTTTTCTAGATCATATATTTTTCTAAGAGCAATATATCTATCACCATCTTTGTTAAACACATAAAAATCATCATTGCTTTTAATCACTTCACCCAAAGACTCTTCGTCTAAATCTTCCGTTTCTTCGTATACACGATCAATAAAATCATAAGCGAGAACATAACTATGTCCAGAGTTGGCGTATTCTTTTAATATGTATTGGGATAGACAAAACAATCTTTTGGGATTATTCCATGTATAACCGTTCTTCAAGGCTATATCATCAGCCTTACGGAAGCCAATACCTTCTACTTCTGAAGCTAAAATATAAGGGTTTTCCTTTATTTTTTGAACAACAATCTCAGGACTTCCATAAACACCAACAAGTTTTTCGATCATGTTATTCGTTAAGCCATAATTATCAAGCTCAATATAAGCCTTCGAAAAATCCATTGCATAATATACCTTGTCAATTAATTTGGTAGCTGTTGTAGCACCAATTCCCTTTACTTGACATAACTTTTCAATGTCCCTAGACAAGATTACTTGTAAAGGATCTGAAAATGTCTCAAATAAATTCTGTACTTGATTATCTGTTAGAACTTTTGATAAAAATAATCTTTGTTCTTCAACTGTACTAAGAGATGCTGGCTGTCCTATATATTTAACATTATATTGTTTGCCCCAGGTTGGATCAATCACCTCTTCAGCTACAACTGTATAGACCTCATCCCAAACTATCTCACACATATTCCCCTTAAATATTGCGATTTCATTGATGTTTCCACCCTCTAACACTTCTATTACTTCGAATTTCATAATTGCGAATTCGCCGGAGTTATGTATAGTTTTGGGATATAATTTGTGTCTATACTTCACTCTACATTTCACTAAGTTCATTTTTAACCTACTTTCTTTTTTTATTTTTCTAATCAATTTGCACTCTTTCGGTCTTAAGGAGCAAGCTGCCATCATCATTAATTTGTTCTACTAAAGCTGTAGAGTGCTGATAAACGGAATCTTTATATCTTCGTGGGATGAATTGATCGAATCGTCTGAACCCTGTTATCAACAGAATATTACCACGTTTAAAAAACGATTCCTCAACCACTCTCTTTTTACCATCTTCGTCTATTTCAGATATTGTGCGATCCCAATGACTATATTGACCTGAATGATATTTAACCTGGACTACTCCAGTGGGGGTTAGAATTGAAACTAAATGTTTGTTTTTGTCCTTATCAAGTACTGTGCCACAAATTCTTGAAAGTTTAAACTTTGGATAATCATTTCCTTTATATGTATTAAAGCCTACAACCACTGGCTCTTCGGGAAGCTGATAAAAATCAACAATCTCGTATCTATCCATGTCAGCAGCCAATAATTCATGACCACTGTAATAATAGTTGACCGATTCCATTTCCCAACGACTAATGGAACCATCCATATGTATAGTTTTTATTTCATTAAAGACTTGATTATTATACAACTCTAAACACTCGTCACTTTGAATCCACTTGATCAAAGGCTGAAGCTTTTGTTTGTATACATAATCAAACGAACCCTTTCTATTTGAACCTAAAGCAATATATACGATTCCATTTTCATCAAAATAATAATCTTTATCTTCTGTCATTTCGCTAGAAAAATGTTCGTTAAAAAAGTGTGTAGCATAGTCGTTCATAGCTTGATTGCCATTGGAAATGGAGTACCATTTTATTGATTTTGATTTTTGATCTTGTATAAATTTATTACCTATAAGATATTTCCTAAAGTTATAAAAACGTATTTCATTGTTCAGATTAGATGGTACTATTCCCATTTGAATAATTTGGTCAATGGATCTTGAATCAATCTGTTTTTTTGGAGGGTTAGTCATTCTTAAAAACGACTCCAAAATTTCTTCTCTCGGACGTTTTTCAATACTATCAAAAGCCCCTGCTTTAATTAACATAATAGTTTGCCCTTCGGTAACTAAAGATTTATTTTGAATTTTCCCTGTAGCAAGTATTACTTCACGTTTTGTCAAAACCATTCTTTCATAAAAATCCTGCAAACTCTTATATGGTCGATTTTCTATTATTAGTTTTGCAACATCAGTTGAAATTCTCATGATGCCCTTTAAGCCATATATAATACGATCATTTTCTTCATCAGGCTTAAACCCTAATCCAGAAAGATTAATGTCAGGCAAAGCAATTTTAATCCCTTGGCTTTGAAGATTCCCTATAGCAGTAGCAACCGTACCATAATTTGTGGTTTTTTCTTTACGACTCATCTTCATCATCCTCATCAAGAGTTTCTTGTTCCAACGCTCCTGATTCGACCAGAAGAACTGCTGTATTCCAATAGATTGGTGGGTAATAATAAATTAGATTTAATTGTTGAATAAGAATATAAGTGTAGCCAATACCATGAAGAATTGAGAATCCGTAACCACGCTGCATTGCTATTTGTACTTCCCAAATATACTCCAATAATTTTTGAGAAGTTCCCAATGCTCTACCTTTCTCATACAACATCTGTTTACATTCTTCTAGTACATCAGCCTTCTTCTTGGCTACACCTTTTCTCAGTTTGTTTGCTTCAACAACATCGAACCCGGCAATCTCTTTATCCATTGCTAACAACATCATCTTCTCTTGGCTTGAACATACTCCATAATCCTCTAATAGATGTTTTTCAACTATTTTTATATCTTCTTCACTTAAACCAAAATCACGCATGTCAGAATACCATTCATTGATGTTGTTCTTGTATCGCCCATACTTCTCTAGTGGTGACTCTTCCCCTTCCCCCATTAGTCTCATAACAGTATTGGCGTTTGTTGCTTCCAACAAACTTGATGGCTTAATAACTCTTAAGGCTTGTATACCAGAGAGTTCATCAAATTGAAAAGCAGATATCAATTTTCCATCATTTAATAATTGCCACATTTCAGGAGTGGTTCGGTCAATTACGTCTGGATGCAGATATTTATCATATGTCTTTCTAAGTGATCCTTGCCACTCAATTTTTCCGTATTCTATTAGCATTTCTAATGTTACTTGAATCATGCTACATGTTTTTGTATTAAGAATATCGTATTTAATGTTGCCAACATATTCACTATCTTCAAGGTTAAATTGAGACACTATTTCTTTAGATGGTGTTTGCATGATAGCATTGCGTTCAGTAAAATCTTCATTGACAATTAATACTCCTGCTGCATGGCTTGATCTTTTATTAATTAAACCTTGGATTCCTAAGGCAACTTCAAGTAATCCTTCATATTTATCAATTGTTTTTTTAAAATCCGCTACAGGCTGCCTTCCTTTTTCTTCGTTTCCATAATAGCAGTCTTCAATTGACCATACAAATCCACGCTCTACAGGGATTAATGAACTGAGATATAATGCAACATCATTATTAATACCAAGTCCTCTTGCAGCCGTTAGGATCGTTGATTTGGACGTTTCAGTTCCAAATGTACACACCCTTACAACCTTGCCACCAATTGATTCGTAGTATTTTTGCAAGCATTGGAAAGCAACATCGCGTTTATGTGAGCTGATATCTATATCAATATCAGGGTACTCAGGACGGTGACCGGAAATAAATCTCCAATGAGGCATTTCGATTCCGTCTTGCTTTAATGGATTAATTTGAGTGATACCAAGAAGATAGTTCATTATAAACCCAGCCGCACTTCCTCTTGATGTACCCACAATGCTTTTTGCTTCTTCCCAAATAATATCGATATTCTTTTGCATTGTGATAAAATAACTGCTAACTGGTTCGTCTTTTGCCTTGCTAATTTCCAAGGTTTCCTTACATTCTATATTTATTCTTTCAAAGGTTTGCTTATAATCTGATTTTTTAATTTTATTTTTTAGTCCGCACAACACCTGACTAATTAAATAGCGATTATAGATTTCATCTGAATTAATCATCTCGTTTATATATTCATATTGTCTTGCCATTCGATACAGATTTTCATCATAAAACCATTCAGTTTCATCAGGTAGTTTAATTCTAGGGATAATTTGCTTATGAGCTAAATCATAAAATTCAACTTTTTCTGCAATTTCTTTCGTATTTTTTACGGCCTGGATAAGATCTTCTTGATCTAAATAATCTAAATAATCTACCAACAAATCAGCCGTAAAGAAGTGTGTACTGTGATAAAATTCATCTACTTCTCTATCTCCGCCATCTTCTTCGTCTGCTGTCAAATATGCTTTATGGATATTGCGATCCGTAGGTTGCAAGTAATGTGCGTCGGTACTTACCAAAAATTTTAATCCGTAAGCTTTTGCTATCTTTATTGCCATTTTATTATATTCAATTTGTTCTTTTGATTCTTTACTTGGTTGAATCTCAATATAAAAATCATCTTTACCAAACATATCAATACACCAATTAATAAAATGATGTATTTTTTTCTTATAATGTATTGGATCTTTACAGTTCTCATCAAGCAATGCTAATACATTTTGAGCGAAGTACGACCCTAAACATGCTGTCGATGCAATCAAATGTCCCTTATTATCTCCTACAATTTCTTCAATATCAGCATGAAATGTAGGAACTCTGTCTAATCCTTTATAACTAAACATGCGCCCCCAAGCTCTTGAAGACAATTTTCTAATTAATTTGTGTCCTTCTTTATCTTTTGCCAAAAGGAGAAAGTGATAAAACTTCACACTTTCTCCATTTTCTATTTTTTCGTTCATTTCTTCTTCGCTTGGTAACAAATAGATTTCGTTGCCTAATATAGGTTTAAAGTCCTCCGGAATTTCTTTTTTTTCTTTTAACTCCTTAACAGCTTTTAGAAACTTTACGTGTCCGCTTATAGTCTCGTGGTCAGTCAGTGCCAAAGCATTTTGTCCAAGTGAGGCTACGTATTTTATCATGTTAGGGATTTTATTGATACTATCAAGCAAACGCAAATTTGAATAATCGCTGTGGCAGTGGAGATGAACAAAATCAATATTTTGGATCAAGTTGCTCTCTCTCCTTCAAAATATAAAATCTCTTCCATCAGTAACATTAAAATCAACAACTTCAACTTGTGGGTATTTGCTGTTGTTCCATTCGTTCAGTTTGAACTTTCCGATTACATCTAGCTTAACTGATTTTGGTCTGTTACGATTCAATCCTTTTGATTGTCTCATGGTCATTCGATTGTACTCATCTTCGCTTGTAAATTTTTTGATAAATGATATACCCTTGGCTTCAAAACGAATAATATTCTTTTTGTCTCCTATCAATTGAATCTTATCCGTAGGGAGATAAATATTGGTAATAGCAAATAAAGGTTCTTCTAACATACCTCCCCACATATCTTCCCATTCTGCCACTCTCTTAATATCTCTTATTCTTAAACGCCCCACATTAATTTCGTAATCTACATGATATACATCCTCTAATGACATATCTTTTAATTTTTCGTTTATCAATTGCCTTAATTCGTCAACCTTATTTTCTTTTAAACCAACCCCAAAAGCATTACTGTGTCCAGACACATTCTCAAACACATTTAAATCCAATAAAAACTGTCGCAAATCATCAATTGGAGACAATGAATAATTTCTTCCGCTACCTCCAAATTGATCATCGAATCTCGCATCTTTTCTTAAAAGCAACACAGGGCGTTTAAAGTGACTAGCAAGCTTATTTGCAATTAAACCCGTATACGTTTGTGACGAATCTTCAGGAGCATTTAAAATCAGAATTTTATCCGAATTTTTACCCTCGTTTTCAACCGATTTTATGAGAAATTCTACATGACCTTTTACTTCTCTATCTTGTCTATTTTTAATATTCTTCAAAATTTTAGCCATGTACTTTTGAAGTGTAATCTTTTCTGGTCCTGGGTTAGAATTTTCGTTGGTTGCTTTCGGTAGATATTCAATTTCTTCTTGTTCCCCCAAAATGGCTCTGAACATATTGATTTTTTCTTCCTGAGTACCACTTCGAATACAACAGTTTATATATGGTGATACAAACCACGCAACTTTTGTAATGTTGGGCTTTCCTTGAATCTGAAATTCATTTTGATTCATAATTTCTTTCAAAAATTCATTACCCTTGCCTAACTTTTCAACTCCTTTTAGCACAAACCAACGAGCTTCATAAGATCGTAAATCAATCATATCCGCGATTGTGCCAACAGCAACTAAATCAAAAAATTCATCGGCAACATTATGTCCATACATTTTGTCGTATTCTTTACAAAACTTATATACCATCGCTGTTCCAGATAAGTGAGGGTTTTTATACTGACCATCCATACAATTGATTACTGTTGCATATTTATTTTCATTTTCTATTTCATGGTGATCTATGATTAGAATATCCTTACCTTGATTTTTTAATTGTTTACATTGATAAATATCATTCGAACCCGCATCTGGAACAATCAATAAATCAAACTCATATCCTTTTAATATTTCGGGAATAATCCCATGTTCTTTACCTTTATGAATTGTATATGTAATTTTTAAATTGGGACTGACCTTTTTTAAATACTGGATCATTATTGCAGAAGACATATATCCATCAGTATCAGAATCTACTTGAATATGAATGTTACTTTGATTTCTTATATGCTGATTTAAAAGCTGAAGCCCTTCTTTCATGTTCTTTAAAATCATGCCATCCAATACTTCATGATCACCAACACTCAATAATCTCTCAGGATCTTCTACTCCTCTATGCCTGAGTAGATAATACAGAAGATCATCATCTCTGAGAAAATCATAGTCATTTTGTCTAACTTTGTACTTTATTTTGAATCAACTCCTCAAGCTCCTGTACATCAGTAATTAGATATTTGTTGTTTTGAAGCAATTCCAAAAAAACTTCTTTACCTTTGTCTACAGGGCTGTCTTTATAATTTAATTTGTTATCCCAATCAAAAATAACATAAACATTACAATAGTTAACAAACATCTTGATTATTTTAATTATATTTTTTATATATCTCACTATTTCTTTATGGTCTGGATGATTCTTGTCTTCAAGAGCATCAACATTATATTGCTTGTCATAACATATGATGATTTCCTCTACTCCAAGCCCCAACAACAAATTTCTTTGATATAAACTTAAATTCATACCCAATGTCGCTAAAGCAACATTATTATTTTCACCTAAATAATTATCAATTTTTAATACAGACTTTTCACCTTCAAAAATCATAACTTTTCGATATTTCTTTATATTTTCTTTATTCTCCCAAATTCCATAAAGACTATAATTTGTAGGGTATCTATATAACAGTCCTTGAATCATTATGGGCATATATTTACGTCCATCTTCAATGTCTTGTTGTAGAAAATGCCTCCCTCTAATTCCTATTAATTTACCATCAAAAGAACGATGGGGAATTATTGCAGCATAACGACTAAAACAAAACTTAATTCCAAACCTTTTTATCGAATCTTCTGTTATTCCCTCTTGTTCCCATTCTAAAGGCATATAATCACTAAACATATTTAATACCTTGTCATTATATTCTGGGAGTTTTATTTCTTTGGTGTTTGGCTTATATGTATGTACTTCTAGAAAATCAAGATCTGTATTCCGCACTTTCTTTTTCTGTAGGCCAATTTTTTTTGAGAATAGACGAATTCCCTTATAATTAGCTACAAATTTAAAAGCCTCTGCAAAAGTCCAGTTGTTTATGTTCATTAATAAGTCATAAAGACTCATTGTTCCACATTCGGTATAACAACAAAATAATTTGGAGTCATTGAAGTAATGAAGTTTTTTCTTTTTCCCTCCATGACATATAGTCTTAAAATACAAATTGTTGTTATTATCGGTTTTTGGGTTATCATCAAATTCACTTAGTATATTGATGATATCTTCCTTGGTAATCAAATCGAGTAATTCTTCTGCGCTAATCAATAATGATCACCACTTAAAACGCAGTTACTTTATCATCCACCATATTAATCTTGGTTTTGCGGATGTCGGTAATAAGTTCATTGTGTTTGTTTGTAACAAACATGTCTTTAAAATATCCATTGCCAAAATCTTGATACCCCCATATTTTAACGTCTTTATAATTTTCCCCGCGATTCTTGTAGAATGAATAATAAATATTGGGCATTTTATTAAAGCCTTTTAATTTCGTAATTATTGGCTCAATTTGCTGTAGTTCTTTTTTTGTTGGTTCAAATACAACAATGCCTACATCAGCTTTATTAGGAAGCGATCTGGCTCCTTTTACAGCTCCCTGATCCCTTCGACCATCTCTTCTGGCCTCATCAGTTGTCTGCGTAAATGAGTTAACCCAAATATCAAATTCGTTCGCAATATTTTTTAGGTTGTTTGATAGGTTAAGTAGAATCTGGTCTTCTCTAACCATCATTCCTCCACCTATCATATTTTTATATTCATTAATTAATCCACTTTGAATTTCGATATAATCTAACACCACAGCACATATATCATGTTTAATTTTGTATTCTTCAATTGTTTGCCATAAGTAATGATTATCAAAATTCGGTTGATTTTCTAGAAAAAGTTTAGTGTCGTCAAGAATCTTAATTGCTCTATCTACCCTATCTTCTTCCTCTTTGGTTAAGTCATTGTTTTTTATTTTTTTTTCGTCCACTCCTGAAACAATAGCCCACATCATTGGCTCCAATTCTAAATATAAATCCATTTCAGTTCCTATATAAAGAGCACTTTTTCCTTGACCATTTGGATTTTCTACAAATGCATGTTTATCAAAGTCCCATAAATATGGGGCAGTAAAACCCAAGAGACGTTTAATTGCTATGCGGGTTTTACCATTACCCGTATCTCTCGTTTCTAATATGAATTTACTTCCTAATGCCCCCCTGATAATTGTATTTAAATATTCGCTTTCCAAACTCATTCCAAATATGGGACTTTGTTTCAATGCCTCTCTTAATTCCCTGGCTCCATCGCCAGCTTTTCTGCGATCACTCTCGTCTTTAATAACAAAATCTCGTTTAGCTTCCAAATGCCTAAGATCAATTTCCTTAATAATGTCTTCCAATGTCATGGATTCAAACTTTTCTTCTTGAATCTTAATAATGTTGGGATCAATCTCATCTTTATCTAAAATATAAGTAATATCAATACCTTGCTCTAAATAACTTCTCAATAAAGAATATTTCTTTATTTTGTTATAATGATAATCAAAATTTATCGTATTGGCTGTTTCTAAAACTTTGCTGATCCATTCGGCACCATCATACTTCTCAAAAACCCTTGTATGATCAACTGGACTTGCAACAGACAAATAACCTTCTATTTCACTAATATTAATCTGTTTTACTCCTTGATACGCTAGATTATAAATACAAGTAAAGATAATATTATGTAATGTATCTACAGAAAAATCCTTTTGTGTTAAATGATATTCCCTTGATTTAACCCTTTGAGGTTCTAACATTAATACTCCCAATACTTGACATGCTGATCGTTTATCATAATATTTTTTTACATTTTTAACCCTCATTAATTTCTATTTCTTCCCCCTCGTGCTTGATATTTTCGAAACTTAATTGCTTGTTTTTCTTTTTTGACCAGAAAGAAGAAACTACTTTGACTTCTTGCATTTTTTCCTCAAAAACAACTAAATCTTGAACACTCTTCTTTACTCGTAATATATCTAGATAATGTTTTTTTGCGTTATCGTATTCATATTCAATAATACCCAACCCAACATCTTCTTTAAGATCATTGCCAAGCACTTCATAATAATACTTTAATGTGAGCAACATTCCTTTGTTTGTATAATTATATGGTTCATTTCTATATCTTTTTAATTGGCCATACATCATACCTGTTGGCTCACTTATATCATATAAATCACAAATATAATTAAACAACTCATTCCAACCATCTGTATTTTTTTCTATTTCTTTTCTTCTTTTCTCGGCGCACTCGGGACAATAATATCTATTACCAATTTGAATGGTATTTTCTTTGAAATTTAGTGTATTGCATTCAGGACACTTTACTTTTCTCGACAATATATCACTTCCTTATGCAACAAGGGGGAAAGACCCCCTTGTTATTATTCGTTAGTTTGCGACCGCAAAAGCTCTTCTAGATCTTCAAGAATTAATGCTACAATATCTACTTGATCTTCCTCTGCTTCTGCTAATCTTTTTCCTTTACCCAAGTGCTTTTCAACCGTTCTAGTTATAGTTCTCGTATTTTTGTCGTTATTATTATCCTTATCAATTTCTAGAAGTTCATTAATTATAGTCTTAATTTCAGCCATAACATCATCAAAATTCATTTCAGGTTTAGATTCATATGTATTAATATGTTCATCAACAACACATGCTCCGCTCTGCTCTTCTTTTTCAATAGCATCTGCAATAGAATTTGTAAGATTTTCATAGTTAAATTCAATATAATTAGGCGTATACTTCCATCGACTACCTGCTTCAAATCTTGGTGTCCCACGCATATAAAGATAGGTTTTGTTCCCTTCTTCTGTTTCTACCGTGCGTGAATATCCAATAATATCTGCCATACGCAATACAATTTTACGAGGTGTCTTGGGAAGTGTGGGTACAATTTTATTATACGACTGTCCCTTTTCGTCAGTGAATTGTTTGTCTTCGCTATGAGAAATCATTACCAATCCAAAATCCAACATTGGGATCGAACGTAGAGCTTCATCAAATTCCTTTTCTACAAAACGATATCCAGCGCCATAAGGAACATCACCAATTTTATCTACACCTTCCCTGGAGCATATGTATGATTCGCACATGTCATAAAAAATATCTACTGTATCCAAAATAACTGTTTCATACATTTGCTTTGCTCTTGGATCTTTCAATTGTTTTAATACTCGCTTAAAGTCTGACCACTTGTCTATATTTTGTGCTCTTACTCCGCTTAGTGCGTTGTAACCACGCTCTGCTGCGAGTAAGAGGGGACGAGGAAATTTTACGGCATTACTCGTTTTCCCACTTTTCATCTCTCCGTAAAGTAGCACAATCTTGCCTCTTAAATCACGACTTACTTTTGTTGGTTCCAAATTAAAAATATCAATCGTCAATAATATCACTCCTATATTTTATTTATTATATGGAGTTGAGTTATCAACTCCATATAAATTCTACCATTATTCATTGATTAGCTATTTAGTCAGAAAGGAATGTCATCGTCTGAAACACCAACTGAATTATTATTACGTCTTTGAGCCTGAGAATGTGCAGAGTGATTACGATTATTACTCATACCTCTACTTTTTGATTCTTTCTTATTTTCACTCTCATTATGTTGCTGCAGAATCTCTTGCTTCTTGTTTTCACGCTCTTTGACTGCCGTTTTAATCAGATCTTCGTCAAACATTTTATCTTCGTCTTCAATAAGATCTCCACCGTAGGCAACTAACTCGTTTACATATGTACGAGTTTCTTCTGTCTTTGCTCGACCCAAACCACCGCCAACTTTTTTCTTTGAAACAATTACCTGATGATTGATTTCACCCCAAAGCCTTACTGTATCTCCCTCTTGAAGAGCGTTTAAAACATCTTCCCCAAAATCATACGGCTGACCATCTTCATCTTCAATCTCGCCAGCAACAATCGTCAATGGGAATACTGTGCCACCATACGCAGGAACATACCCCTTTACAATGGCTCGACCAGTTGGCTCACCATCTTTTTCTTCTTCCTCAATTTTATGAATAAACATTTCAACATCAAATTCAGCTTTATAATCTTCTGGTTTATATGTATCATTAATCGTCACGTTTCCAAAGCCAAGGTCAAGTGAAATTCTTGTGGTTACCTCGGTTGGGTTGCTTTCAGACACATACATTTCTTCACGAAATTGTGGTGCAAAATTATCATTGCCCCAAATGCGAACCTTTACAGCCTCTTCTTCGTTTACACCATCAGCGAGTGTGCTTACATTCTTATCAAGTATTTGCTTCAAAGTAGAATAGACCTTACGTGTGTTTCCATCCTTAGTCTTTTCATTTACAAAAACCTTTACTTCAACTTCTGTAAACTCACCTGCTTTAATGACAAGTGAACCGTTAATATATTTACCTTTATCGGATTCGCCAGCGTTCAACTTGCTTTCTTTTACAACTCCCACAATTTCAAGTTTGTTAATTGCTTGGCGAAGTTCTTGCTTTTCTACATCATTTTTTTTCATGTTTATTATACATCTCCCTTTTATTTTTTATTTTTATAGGTATCGGTATAATTTATCATTCATTTTGAGCGGCTACATAACAAACACTCCTTTTATAAATATGATATCTATGTTAAACCCTTTAAGGGTAAAACAATTTGTATCTATATATAATCATATCAAGACATTTCACCATATTCAAGTTATATTTTTTACTTTTATTCTTTGAAGATAAAATGCAGAACTATCAAATATCCAATTGTAATACCCAAAATACCTGCTACCCCAGGTAGAACCGCAGGCGCTGGAACAGGAAGGCGAACCAACGCAAAAATAACTCCAACAATCAAACCTGTGCCAAGTGACAATAAGGAATCAATTAGTGTTTTCATGCTAGATAGCCTCCATATATAATACTAATCTTCATCAATTCACGATATCTGTTCTCCCACTCACTTCTATCTTTCTGAAGTCTCGTTAATTTTCGACTTATATTGTCTATATAGTCACGGTTGTTCATCTTATAAAGTTTATCTGCTTGCCTATATAATGATCTTATCATAGAATCTTTTATATATCTTCTTCATCTTCGTCCATATTGTCTAAAATAGCTAATAATGGTAGACCAACCTTAAACATAAGTCTTAATGCTCTTTTTAGTTCTTCTGCATCAACTTTCTCTAGAATATTTAAAAAATATTCTTTTTGGTTTTGATTTAATGTCATTTCAATAACCCCCCACTAAATGTCAACATCCAATTCACTTATTAAACCGTCAATATCTTCATCTGTAATATCAGAAGAAAACTGCTACTCAAAATATGGACAAATATCCATATCGAGAAAAGTTCCTGCTTCAACGTGTTCTGCCTCGCATCATGCTACTACAGGTTCTACAACACTCCACAGGCGTAAATTCCCGACTAAGCCATCG